CTACTCCGCCGCCCTTGCCTTCACCTCGATCGCCTCCAGCTCATAGGAATACCCTTCCAACATCGTGTATGCCTGCTCGATCGCCTCGATCTGCGCTTCGGCGTTCTTGATCGCCTCGGCGATCGACTGGCTGCGGGCGCGCAGCATCGAGCCGAGCACGTCGGTTTCCGGCCGCCGGCCGAGGCGGTCGAGGTGTTTGCGGACACGGGAGCGGTGGCGCTCGAGTTCGAGGATGTGGAAGCGGTTCTTGACGATGTCGTCCGAGAGTTTGCGGCGCATGGCGGCGACCGGATCGAAGCTGCCGGGCTCGCGCTCGTCGAGGATGAAGTCGTTGACCAGCGCTTCGAGCATCATCAGGCCCTTGAGGTCCTTGGGATCGGCGAGCTGCGGATCGTAGCCGGTGTCGTCATAGACCTTGCGGCGCACCGGATCCTTGAGCAGGTCATAGGCGGCCTGCAGCTTGCCGAACTGCTCGGCGTCGCCGCCGCGGTCCGGATGCGCGGTCTTCACCGCGCGGCGATAGGCAGTCCGGATCGCCCGCTCGTCGGCGTCGCGTTCAATTCCAAGGAGGACATAGGGATCGATCACGCCGGGCACCTGTTCTTCATCAATGCAATTCCTCTCGGTTCAGACCTACCGGTTCGCTGCGCCGGCAGCAAGCCCATGGCGGTCGATCCGTCGCCGCCACGCTCAGCCGAGCGTCGGGACGAAAATGTGGTCAGAAAGAGGCAATCCACGACATTTCCGGGGCGAGTTTGAGGTGCGGGAAACCACGCAAAAGGCCGGAGGCAAGGCATTGCGGCAGGCTTCAGTGGCTCCGGAAACTCCGCTTGCCTTTTTTCGCGAATACTGCCACTCCTATATTTGTTCGGGCGATTTCAATCCCGGAGACTGGACTTTCGTTTGAGCCCGGCCATTCCGCCGGGACTGCCGCAAGCGGCATCGTTGACGTCTTTTCCCCGATATCGTGACCACTCGACGCCTTTCAGTGCCTAAGGCGCTGAAGACGACCCGTTCGCATCCCTTCGGGGGCGCGAGCACTACCTGCAGCAGCCGATGCGTGTTATTGAAGCGCTGGGTTGCGGCAAAAAACAGACTGAAGGAAAAGGACTTCTTCCATGGCCACCAAGGGCACCGTAAAATTCTTCAACCAGGACAAGGGTTTTGGTTTCATCACGCCGGAAGGCGGCGCGAAGGACGTTTTCGTCCACATCTCCGCCGTCCAGGCCGCTGGCCTCGCAACCCTGAAGGACGGCCAGCAGGTCTCCTTCGACACCGAGCCGGACCGCATGGGCAAGGGCCCGAAGGCCGTCAACCTCCAGGCTCTCTGAGCCGGACGTTTCGGTTGAAATTTAAAGAACGGCGCTTCGCAAGAGGCGCCGTTTTTTTTGCCGGTGGCTTTCGGCAATGCCCCTCATCCGGCCGGCCGGCCACCTTCTCCCCGCACGCGGGGCGAAGGGATCCGGCGCCCTCTTAAGTCCCCTCGCCCCGCTTGCGGGCAGAGGGCTAGGGTGAGGGGCAAAGCGCCGAAAATCGGACCCATCGGATCAAAAAGGCGCGGCCGCTCGCGGCTCCGTCATTCCTGTGAGCAGCACAGGAATGAGGGCCGCCTGGAGAGTGTCGGCCCGCCCTACTCTGCCGCCTGCCGTGCAGTCGCGGCCTCGAACACGGCGTCGAAGGCGGCGTGGATCACCTCCGGGCCGGCGCCCTTGCGGGTGGCGTCGGCGGAGAGGAACTGGCGGTAGCGCCGGGCGCCGGGCCAGCCCTGGAACAGGCCGACCATGTGCCGGGTGACATGAACCAGCCGACCGCCGCTCGCGATATGGGCCGCGGCGTAATCCGCCATGGCGTCGCGGACGCCAGCCCAGAAGTCGAGTGACAGGCGATGATCGCGATCATTGAAAGCATGCGGCTCGATCGGTTCGGGCGCTGCGCCGGTCAGAGGATGGGCGAAATAGCCGTCGGCCGCGGTCAAGAGGCCGCTGTCGTGATAGGCGGCGCGGCCAAGCATGACGCCGTCCAGGGCCGGCCCGTTTTCGGCTTCGACGGCAGGCTCGACGGCCGCGCCGGCTGACAGCAGGCGATGATCCAGATGCGAAAGCGCCTGGTCCAGCGTTTGAAGACCGCCGTTGAGACCGATGAAAAGACTCGGATTTTCCGCCTTCAGCCGATGCACGAGGCCATAGTCGAGCGGCGGGATCTCGCGGTTTTCACGGGGGCTCAGACCTTGCAGCCAGGCCTTACGCGCATGCACCCAGACGGCATCCGTGCCGGCATCCTTCACGCGGGCGACAAGGTCGCGCAGCGCCCGCTCGGGATCCTGGTCGTCGACGCCGATGCGGCACTTGACCGTGACGGGAATTCTGACGGCCGCCTTGATCGCCGCGACGCAGTCGGCGACGAGAGCCGGCTCCTGCATCAGGCAAGCGCCAAAGGCGCCCGACTGCACCCGGTCTGACGGGCAGCCGACATTCATGTTTATCTCGTCGTAGCCGAAGCCTTCACCGATCCGGGCGGCCTCCGCCAGCTTTGCGGGATCATTGCTGCCAAGCTGCAAGGCGACCGGGTTCTCCGAAGCGTCGTAGCCGAGCAGTCTCTCGCGATCGCCCCGCAGGATCGCGTCGGCGACGATCATCTCGGTATAAAGCAGCGCATGGCGCGAGAGCTGCCGCGCGAAGAAGCGGTAGTGCCGGTCAGTCCAGTCGATCATGGGTGCAATGGCGAACACCGGAGCCTTGAAATAACTTACTTTCCTTGCTTTCTCGGGCATTTTCAGTGCTCTCTTGTCGTACCATTTCCGATCGTTTAACGGCGTTTTCTACTTTTTCTAGACAAAAGTACGTCAGCTGTCGTACCAAATCACCATCAGTCGTACCGGAGGCGCCAGTGGGAACTATCGTTGAGCGCAAGAAGGCCGATGGCTCGGTCGTCTACGTAGCGCAGATACTGCTTAAACAGAAGGGGAAGATTGTGTTCCGAGAGGGACGCACCTTCAAGAGGCGGCCGGCAGCCAATGATTGGATTAAGGCGCGCGAGACGGAACTGAGGAAGCCCGGGGGGCTGGAAGCCGTTCATAAAAAGAAGGCCGAGACATTCAAACTGGCCGATCTCATCGACCGCTACGTCAATGAGCACGAGAAAGAGATGGGTCGTACCAAGGCACAGGTTCTCCGGGCGATCAAAGAGTACGACTTGGCGGCTATGGACACCGCGGCGATCGAGAGCGGTCACATCTATGAGTTCGCCCGGACGCTTCACCAGAAGATGAAACCGCAAACGGTGGCAAACTACCTTTCGCACCTCGGCGCCATCTTCGCGATCGCGCGGCCAGCGTGGGGCGTGTCCCTCAACGAACAGGCGATGAAGGATGCGATGGTCGTCTGCAAGAGAATGGGGATCACGTCGAAATCCCGCGAGCGCGACCGCCGCCCTACCCTCGAAGAGCTCGATACCCTTCTCACCCACTTCACGAATCGCTCGAAGCGCGCACCGCACTCGGCGCCGATGGTCGACATCATTTTGTTCGCTCTCTTCTCAACTCGCCGGCAGGAGGAAATCACCCGGATAACATGGGACGATCTGGATGAGGACGGCAGCCGGATCATGGTCCGCGACATGAAGCATCCCGGGGAGAAGATTGGGAACGACCAATGGTGCGACCTCGTGCCGGAAGCGCTCGCGGTCGCTAAGCGCCAAGGCAAGAAGAAGGGGGGCCGGATCTTTCCTTACGGCACTGATGCCATCAGCGCTGCGTTCACCCGTGCCTGCCAGCTCCTTGGTATCAACGATCTGCGTTTTCACGATTTGCGGCACGAGGGGATTAGCCGGCTTGCCGAATTGGGGTGGTCGATTCCTCACATGGCCGCCGTCTCCGGCCACCGCAGCTGGATCAGCCTCAAGCGATACTCGCACGTGCGGACGCGCACAGACAAATACGAGGGCTGGCAATGGCGGCCCGTCCCGGAGGCCGCTGAATGATCGGGGTCATTATCGTCTGCTCTGTCTTGACGGCTGTCGATGGCGACACGGTCAAGTGCGACGGGCAAAACATGCGCCTACTCGGCGGTGGCACCGTCGACGAGCGAGGAATCGACACGCCTGAAATCGGCAGCCACGCGAAATGCCTGAAGGAGCGAAAGCTCGCGCTCATCGCCAAGCGACGGCTTGCCGATCTTCTGCGGGGGAAGGAAGTCAGGATCGAGGCAAAGGGAATGGACCGGTCTGATAGACCGCTCGTGAACCTCTATCTGCCCGATGGGCGCGAGGTTGGTCAGATCCTGTTGAGGGAAGGAACTGCCCGCGAATGGCGGCCGGGCCAGCGCAACGATTGGTGCGGTTAGGAAGCGCGTCAGCCCTCGCCTGGGGACGTGCTTGCGGTTGTGGCGAGCTTTGCTAGATTTCCCGAGGCAACGAACCGAGGGGAAGATAATGATTACGTCCGCCCGCCTGTTGTGTCCCGGGATTTTCATCGCAGGCATCGCATACGCATCAAGCGTGTTCGCACAGAACAGCGATCTTGGTGCGGCCCTTGCCCGGTTGGAAGGAACTCTCAACGTGCAGGCGCAGCCACACATGAACGAGGGAAAGATAATTGGCTGTCAGTACGTGTTCGACGCGCTGATGCGCGACTGGAGCTACAGGCAAGGCGGGTATATCAAAGTCTCGGGATCAGTCGCCATCATGGGCCTCGGCGGTAAGATCGGCACGACGGTGAAGGTTGTCGTGAACGAGATCGACCCAGCTACGATGACGACCACGCCATCGGCGCCAAGCAGGGTCTATCTGATCGGATCGGACTTCCGTACCAACGTCGACACGCTGGTGAGCTCGACGGAATCTGACGTCCCCGGCGGCCGCTTCTCCGTCTATCAGATGTCACCGACAACCGAGATGATACTCGAGGCCATGCAGAACAATCGACTGACTGTTGCATTCAACCGTCGGGACGGCAAAACGGACCTGCAGTTACCCGTCGAATTGGATGTTCTTTCGACCGACGACAACGGCAAACGCACGCGGTCTGAAAGAAACGGATCAGCATTTGCTCAGTGCATGTCTGTCGTTCTCAAAGAAGTCGATGCTGCCCAAACGGCGCCGCAATGAAGCGCCGGCAGGCGTTCCTGCAGGGTATCGCCTTCGCGCGCTGGCCGCCGCGTGAAACGCCGTTGCAATTGCGCCGCGATACGGTAGAAGGCCTGCGTATTTCAATTTATAGGTTCATGATCAGTTGCTTCGAAAGCTGCAAAATCGGCTGAAACTACTTAGAGCTTCCGCACGCAGGTCGGTCGGTGCACATGCACAGAAGTCATCGGAAGATGCGGAGATCCGCGCCGTACTGAAATTGTATCGAGCAAAGCTAACCGGAGGTGCAGCCGGCGGCGTTCACTCTGCACAGGTCAGATTGGGAAAGCGCCGCGCGGCAAAGCACAAGTCTCGTACTGTGCTGAAATCTTTCAGCAAGGGAAACCGGCCGAATTTCCCGCTGCCGTTGCTGGCAGCTTCCCGATACAAAGACAACAAGCTGGCATGCGGCCTAAAGCCGGATCGTCGGGCTAGATGGGTTCCTGTTGTTCGCCGACGCCCAGGGTTGCGCTACGAACAGATAGTCCTTGAAAACTTCAGCTTCATCGACCATCCACAACACACACTGAATAAGATCCTGGAGATCCTAGACTTTGAATGCAACGCAGTGGACGCGCAGCTCCATTTTGACGATCAGTATTGCGTAGACGTGGCGGCCTACCTGGTTCTTGCGGAGATGTGGCAAAGCCTCTCACGGGTATTCCGCAAGGGGCGAATGACCGTCCCGATCCAAAAAGTGGTTGAAGCATTGGGCTTGCGTCGAGAACTCTCGATGAAATTTCCGGGCCTAGAGAATGTCGACAACGTTTGGGCATTTCCCAAACGCTCTCGCAGACCCACCGGATCCTCGCGAGCTGTGAATCGGCAGTTGCAACCCCAATCGAGAGAGAAGGTCGCCGATGAGTTTTGCAACACCCTGGATCAGTGGCTCGACACGGCAGCTCAAGACTTGGAGTTAACCGATCAAGGGAAATCCAAATTCGCTCAGATAATTGGGGAGCTTCTTGACAACGCGGAGCGTCACAGTGATGCGCCCCGGAAGGATGGATCTTGGTCCACCGCCGCCTTCATGGCGAAACGAGTCGAAGGCGACAAAGACGTCTTCCGCTGCCACATGGGGTTCTTAAGCGTAGGGGCTTCGCTTGCAGAAAGCCTCGCGACGGCGCCGATCAAAATTCGCGCGCAAGTCAACAAGTACTGTGACCTTCATCCGTCTTGCGGCATAAGTCGTGACACACTTTCGACATTGGTTGCTTTGCAAGATGGTATCACGCGCGATGAGGCTGCTGCGGCCAATGAGCGCGGTGGAGTAGGTTTACAAGATGTGTTAGAACTTATAAACGTCCTCGGCGTTACGCATACAGGAGGGCAAGAGCCGCGCATGACGATCGTCTCGGGGCGCTCTTGCATACGGATCAGAGCGCCATACCTAAAGGGTGCGAGAAGCGACGAAAATGGCCCGAGGGTGCTGTGGTTTAATGAACAGAACGACCCAAGCGTTGCGCCAGACTCAGATTATGTGTTCGACCTCGAAACCAAGTTTCCGGGCACGATTATCGGGTTAACCTTTGTCCTGAGTAAAGAAGACCTGATGGCGGTGGTAAATGCAGAAGATTGAACTGTTGGAGCTGACAGGCAACGGCGAGGTCCATAACTTATCGGGCCATGAGCGCGGCGTGGCTGCGCGCGCCAAATTCAATCTGGCGGCACTTGATGAAGGTAGCGAGCCCGTCGTGGTCGCCATCCCCGAGTTTGTCTACACAATTACCCCCTCATTCTTCCAAGGGATGTTTGCCGACAGCGTCAAGAAACTCGGTAACCGGGAAGGTTTCCTCGCCCACTACAGCTTCATCGCGCCGCCGATTGTGTTGCAACAAATTGAGAACGGTATTAGATCCTCGTTGATGAAACGCGGTAATCTCTTCTCGCACTGAAAAAATCACCCCAAAAGGCTGGCGAATGGAAACCAAGGATGTTGTTGCTTGGGCGGGTATTCTCCTGAGCCTGGGATTCAACGTCATCAACTTTCGCCGCACCGGCCAAATGTGGTCGCGGGGTCACGCGCTCACAGAATTCAAGAGCCTCAAAACCCCGGTAGACAGCGCTCTGGCAAAGATGCGGGAGAATAAGTCCGCATGGAAGAGCCTTGAAGCCTTTGGAGGCACTCCAAAGACCTTCATGACCGAAGCGCAAAAGCTGAATTCCGCGATGACAGAGCAGTTCGTCGCCCTCACGACCGCGCTTGAAGCGTTAGATGCGAGCAGCCACTCCAAGAAATCGGACCGGGTCACTAAATTGGAGGCCAGCTGGGAAACCGTGGTTGGCCTGACCGAGCGGCTTTACGCTCCGCAGCAAACACTGGAACAGAAGAAAAAGATACTAAGCGCCACCGTCACCGAGATCGGCAAGCTGATAGACGGTGTCGCAAAAGACATCGAAGATGAGACCAACGGGAAGATTGGTCAAACATCATTCTGGACATGGCCTCGCAAATCCTAGAAGCCAAACACTTCCGCATCATCCGCCGCTTCCCTGATCCCCTTGAACGACGGATGCCGCAGTTTCCCGTCATCCGTCCAGGCGCGATACTCGACCATTGCGATCGAGGACAAAGCGCATCCGATGGGGCGGCTGAGGAAATCATGGAATTGCGAAACACACCTTGAGCCCGCCAACCCACAACGGCGGGCCCTTGTTTTGCGATCTCTAATTTAGACAGCTGCAGTTTCACCGCTTCTGATACGAGTGAAAAATGAAATCCTTTGCCTCTACGGCTGAATGACACGCATGCCCGCAGTCGGAGCCTGTTCCATCGGGCGTGAACGCAGTAGACGCAGCGTCATAGTTGAAGTTGGCATATCCCCATCCGCCGCTCTCTGGAAATCTCTTGCTGTCCTTCGCGATGAAAGCAACATTCCTCAGGGCATCCGGCACATTCACCGAAAAAGGTGAATCGGAATCCTTTTTTGTCGTCCACTGGATCTTCGCAATTTTCGAGCCGTCGGGGAACTTCGTGCCATTGCCGGGAACGCCGTTTCGATAAGCCTCGATCATCGCCGGATTGGCCATAACTACGTTTAGAACTGAACCACCTTCACCGGTCATGGCTGACTCGGTAGGATCGACCATAGCCACAGACACGACCTCCCAGCTTTCGTATCCCCTGAAGTCAGAGAATGCGAGGCCGTCCGGCACTTGCACAGTGTATTTGTCTTCTGCAGCCACAGTTATACCGCCCAGGGCGGTGATCACTAGCGCAATAGTCATCGGCGAGGATGGAATTCTCGTCATGGTCATTCCTCCACTAATGGATCAAGTTGTAGGCAGCCCCTTGCTCAAAATACATCAGGTCGAAAACGGAGATAACTGCCCGTATGGGTTACTCGAGTTGCGTGATCGGCAAAGATGTGACGCACTCTTTCCTTGAAGCTCGCGCCCCCACGATTAGACGAGCCGGAACACTGTCGCGTCATCCTCCCGCTCCCTAATCCCTTTGAACGACGCATGCCGGAGCTTTCCGTCGTCCGTCCAGGCGCGATACTCGACCTCGGCAACAAGCGCCGGCCGCGTGAAGATCGCGCCCTTGCGTCGCAGTGATACCGCTGGCTTATCTCTGATCGCATCGAGCAGCTCGCGCAGCTTCACCGATTCCTGATGACTCCAGCCCGTACCGCAACCTCCGACATAGGCGAGGCCGTCGCCCTTCCTCGCCGCCAGCAGTAGCCGGCCGATTGCGCGGGGCATGGTCGACGGTTCATAGCCGACGATCACGAAGCTGTCGCGCCGCCGGCAAGTGACCTTCAACCAGCCACCACGCCCGGAGCGATAGGGCTTCTCCCGGTCCTTAGCGATGATGCCTTCGAGGCCGTGCGCGCAGGCGACGCGGAAGAACTCCTCCCCGTCCGCCTGGACCTCCTCGGAAAGCCGGATTGCGCCCTCGCGACCGGCGACGATCGGTTCGAGCAGGCGACGGCGCTCGTGCAGCGCCAGCGGCCGCAGGTCGCGGCCGTCGAGATAGAGGAGGTCGAAGGCGTAAAGGACGATGGCGCCCGCCTCGTGGGCGGATGGCAGCCGGCCAAGAGCGCGCTGCAGCATGCCGAAGTCTGACCGGCCTTGCTCGTCGAGCACGACGGCCTCGCCGTCGAGGATGGCCGTTTTCACGGCAAGTCGCCGCGCATCGTCTGCGATCGAGGGAAAACGCTCGGTCCAGTCATAGCCGCCGCGCGTGATAATCCGGATCCGGCTGGGCTCGATGTGAACGGCCAGGCGGTATCCATCCCATTTCACCTCGAAGGCCCAATCCTGCCCCTTCGGCGGTTTGTCGACGAGTGTAGCAAGACAGGGATCGATGCGGGCCGGCATAGGATCTTCCGGCGGGGTATCCGGCGGCCGCTTCGATGAAGACTTGACCATCAGCCGCCGCCATAGGGCTCCCGTACATAGACCGGCGTGAAAACACGCGTCAGATCAAAAAAGATCTCTTTGGCAATGGTATCTGTCGCGACAGCGCGCACGTCGGCCTCCTCCGCAGCGAAGTCGGCCAGTGTCTCTTCCGGTATCCCGCAAATAGCGTCGATGATCTGCCCGACGACGTCATTCATGGCCGCAAGTTCGTCATCGCGCCGGAACTGATACTGCTTTCCGACACGGAGGAAAAGGTGGATGGCGATCACGGCCGTCGATCGAGCCCGATCGGCAAGCAGCACCTCTCGGAGATCGTCGTCGATCTCCATCAGGGGCATCTTGATCATCGCTGCGTTCAGTTGGCGCTCCATGCGTCCATTAACGCCTCGGGCGCGGGAGGCGCTGCCTACTAGCCGGTCACTTTGTGCTGCGTGAGAGCAGCCTGCTATCGCTAAAGAACCGTCAGTTCACGCGATGGTTCCCCAGCATTAGACCCGCCTGGATCTCTTCGACGTGCTCAATCCGGCGTCTCAGGCACTCCCCTCTGTCTCGCTACCTTCGTCCAACTCAATCAAAACGCCTTGGCTTCTACCCTACTTCTTCTCGTTCTCCAGTGCCTTCACGCGGTCTTCGAGGGTACGCACACGTTCTTCCAGGGCGTTGGTGTCCGCAGGCTGCATCGACTCGGTCAGAATAGCCTCGACTTCAGTGCGTTTACCGCCTGGTGCTTCGCGTAGAACCGTGCATGGGTTGTTCCCTTGACACCGGACACACTGAACCCCGTGGCCCGTACTCCTGTTATCGACACAAGCGAGGAAGTCATTTCCCGGATCCTCCCCAAGGCCAAACGACACGCATTCGGCGCCTCGCTGGCGGCACATCGTCTGCGCCTCGTCCATCGTCGTCGCGGCGGCGGGTGCCGGCAACGCGACAACCACGACACCAAGCGCGACTGCCAGAATCGAGATCTGATAAGCACGCATCGGTTTCCTCCCCATCTTGAGTAATACCAGAGCAATATACCCGCCCCGCCATGACGGGGCTAGAACCGGCCCGGAGAGCACGGTTCGTCTATTCTTTGGCGATGGATCATCCAAGGAGGCTGCCTCTCATGAAACCCAGAAACTGCATACCCACTTCGTCTTCGCCCTCACAGATCCGCAAAATCGTCGCATGGAGAACATATCAGCAACACCGATGGCGCTGTGCGGTCGCGCCTCCACGACATGCGGGATATCGACAACCTCGATTCGAGGAGGGATTACGCATGCCGGAAGAACCCAAACCCAAATACCAATGGCGGCAGACCTGGCCGGATGGCCCCGAACCACTTTTCCGGATACGACGGCAGCCGACATATCGCACACATCCACTGGTAACCACATGGGCTGGTGGAATTGGTACATGACCTGGAATTGGGCAAAAAACGCCAACAAGTGGATGCGACCGAACGGTCAGGCCGATTCCGCAAGGGCGGCGGCGCTCGAGGCGGAGGCATGCTACGATGCCGTCCTCAGGTGTGAATGGCCGGGCATGGTGCCAGAGGATCTGCAATGCATGCTCGATAACGAGGAATGGATCCGCACGAGATGACCGGCCGCCGCGCCGGAACAATAGCGCGTACAGGCGGTTATCATAGCGCCGAGCAATTCGGCATTTCAGGTCCCCAACCTGTTAGCTAGTGCCCGCCTCCCCTGCGCGGGCACTAGTGCATTTGCGAGTGTAAGATCATGGCCGACGCACTGAAGATGCAAAAGCTTAAGCCGGTGCTTGCAAGTTAATCTCTTTTGGCGAAGACCTCGATAGTACCTTCGCCCACATAACCGTCCGCTTCGATCCGGACTCGATCGGTGAGGAAGGCATCAAAGACTGCTGCAATCTCGGCACTCGTGAAATGGAATAGCTGTTTCCTGCTCTGAGTGTCTGACGCAATCAGTAGGCCATCTGGCATATAGACACTTCCTGAGAGAATTCCGATCACTCGCGCATGGAGCATCTTGTCGGATATTATTTTTGGTGAGCTGGTTTTCCGATGCCGTGATGTCAAATCGTAGTTGTTGAAGATTTCACCGGCGGTATTACGAAAAAACGGCTCGCGCCACTCGCCATCTTTCTTCCTATATACCTCATGCACCGTGAGCTGGCTGTCGCGAAATCGATCTGTTACCAAGCGACATTCCAGTAGCCGTCTCATGCACACAGCAGCGATGCCGATCGCGCGCTCCAACATGTGGTAAGGATTGTGCTCTGTCTCGTCGTCAGAGATGGCCTCGCCGATGAGCTGGATTATTCTGCTCTTCTGTACGGCAAGCTCGTTCTTCCAAGTGTAAGCCTGCCACTCCGACGAGCTGACTGTCCCCATCCTCATCATCATCTGAAGTTCATCGCTTATATCCGTTTCAGACATAGCCCCCTCGTCTCAGGATCGTGTCGCTGCGGCGCATATTGAACTTCGGACAGTGTTTGGCAAACTGCTGTTATCAACCCACGGTGTAATGGTGGTAGAGGAGGAGCACATGAGCCTAGACAAATATACCCTGCACAAAGACGCCAAGACAGATAAGTGGCGCCTTGAGAAGGAGGGGTCCGACCGCGCGAAGGCAACGTTCGGCACGAAGGGCGAGGCATTGAAAAAGCTGCGCGACACCGTCGGCCCAAGCGGCGGATCTGTTCGGATCCGAAAGGTGGATAATTCGATCCAGGAGGAAAGGACCTATCCGCGCTCCAAGGACCCAAAGAAAAGCCGCGGCTGATCCGAGCGCGCCAGGTCGGCAAGCGCGCCTAAAACAAAAAAATGCCCCACGGCCGAAGCCGCGGGGCAAAGAATAAATGTGTTCAGGCTTCATCAGCCCTGCTTATCGAACTTCGCTCCGAACCAGCGCATGAATAGCACCTCGGAGCCGCGCGGCCCGAGATAGGCGAGCGCCGCGATCAAACCGGTTGCCATGGGTTGATCCAGGTTGAGCCAGTTTGCCAACCCCTCGCCGATGAAAGCCATTCCGATGGCGATCGGCATTTCCCATAGCAGCTCCTTGCCGAAGAACTTCCGGCGCATCTTCCGGACTTCGTTAGTGTGCCACATCAGCCGCCCGACAACCGCGCCGATAACGGTGGTGGCCGCGCCGCCGAACCATGAATTCAGCAACTCAATCAGAGACGTATACTTTTCCGGCATTAGCGCATTTCCCCGTGTCTCGCGCATTCCTTCCTAGTGCAGACCCGCTACCCGAGCCCACCCCTCGTCTCCCTCCACTTGGTGAACCAATCCTTGGCGGTATGGCCGCCCATGTAGAAGGTCACGAAGATGCCGGTCACGGTCATCAACAGGGTGACGTCGACAGTCTGGAGATCCTTCAGCAACGCCGCCTTGAGGATCGGCTGGGCGACGAAGACGTAGCCCCAGAGGAATCCGAGCAGCCACATCCACAGAGGCCGCCATGCCCATGCCCACCACGGCTCCTTCTCGTAGTCGAGCGCGATGGTCTCGCCCATGAGTCGCTGGCTCTCCACGTAGGAAATCCATAGCTCGGCGGCTGCCGGTTCGGCCTTGACGATCGCCGACTCGAGCGTGCCAGGCGCTTCCTTCGCGATCGTGGGGATCTCGGCAGGAGTTACCCCCGCCTCCTTGGCGATCGCGTCGATGACCTCGCCTGCGATCGGCCCTGCCCCGGTCAGATCGGTGAGGATTTTCTTGATGTACGGGACGCCGAGGCCGGCCGCCACGTCCAGAATGATTGCTCCGATGGCGCTCAACTCAGCCTCCAAAGATTGCGTACAGGATTACGGCGACGACCGCGGTGACGATGGATACGGCCCGCGCCTTTGGCTTCCCCTGCGTGATCGGTGGCGCTGGCGCCGGTTCGGGCGCCTTGGCTGTCTCCCGCGCTGGCTTGGCCGCCAAGTCTGCCGCGATCTTCTCGGCAATCTTGCGCAGCGTTTTCGGACCGGCGTGCCCGTCCGCCATCAGAGCGTTGCGCTCCTGGAACGAGAGCACCGCCGCCTCTGCGCCGTAGCCAAAGACGTCGTCGAGAGTGCCGTGGTAGTAGCCGAGGGCATGCAGATCCCGGAGGAGCTGCGCGACTGCCGGACCACGCTCACCGCGAACCAGCATGCCGTCCGCCATGGCATCGGCCTTCATCGGACCGACGGTGTAGTCCCCGAACTGGATGAGGTCGGCCTCGTCGGCGCGCCGCTTGACCAGACCGGCCAGCGTCTTGCCGCCTGCGGTGGTGCCGGTTTTCGACAGGAGCGCCGCTGCCTCGCCGTAGGCGCCGCGCTTTACCGCCCCCGCCCATTTCCATTCCAGCGCGCCGGCGCCGAGATTGTAGACGGGCGACACGGTGCCATCGAACACGTGCTGCGGGACATCCTTGCCGAGGAAGGCGTTCACCGCTTTTCCGTATTCGTGCTTGCAGAGGTAGATCAGCACCGCCTCCGCCTCGTCGCGCGTCATGGTGGCGCCGAGATTGAACTCCTGCCCGGGACGGTTCGCCCTCCACCACTGCCGGAAGAAGGCCGAGCGCCAGGTAAAGCCGATCCCGATGGTGAGGATTCCGGGCGGGTCAAGGTAAGCGTGGGGCACAAAGCCCTCATGGCCGCGCATGAACGCGGCGCCGTCTCGCGACAGCTCCATCGTCAGATCCTTTCGATGTCGTGAAGAGGTCGCCCGCCTGCCCGTGGGAGGAGGAGGTTGGGCAGGCGGGCTACACCGCGCTGCAGTCGCGGCGATTCAATCCCAGAGCCGGCGGAACGCCTTCGGCGTCTGCTGGGTGGTGATCTGCGGGAGCTTGATGACGACGCCCGCGGGAAGTTTGGGCCCGCGCTCGGCGAGCCCGGGATTGTTCTCGTAGATCAACTCGGTCTTGCCGAGGTGATGGCCGTAGTAGGACGAGGCGATGTCGTCGACCATGTCGCCGTCGATTGTAACGTAGACCGTGCTGCCGTCCGTGGCAGTGAGATACCGGTTCATGATGATGGCACCTCGCATTGAAGCGTCGTGGTGTAGGGCCCGGTCGCGGAGAACGTATGCGTCGCGCTCTTCACCCGCCACAGCCCGTCGACTCGAGGACGGCAGCCAGTCACGCTCGCATAGGCCTCAGCCTGGGCGAACGGCGAGCCGTCGATCACGAAGGTGGCGTCACCCTGTGCCCGGACGAGTTCCTTCGCCTTGGCCTTTGCCGCGCGCTCTGCCTCGTCCTTCTCTTGGTAGGGTGCCCGAAGCAGGTACTTCGGGCCGTCCATTCCAGTCGGAGCGGTCACTGTCTCGCGCGAATTTTTCCCGCGATCGTAGTAGGTTGCTTCGACTTCTTCATGCTTCGGCTCGTCCTTCTCGTTGACCGAGTATTGGATCAGGTTGAGCCCCGGTGCGACCATGATGAAATCAAGCGCGCCACCGCTGGCGGCCTTGCCTGCCCCCTTCTCGACCACCACAAGCCGCAGGGATTTCACCGAGACGGTGGCGTTGATCTTCTCCCCAATCCGCGTGAGAAATTCGAGCCCGTCCTCTTCCGACTGCGCCTCGTAGGGGTTGGCGATGGATTTCAGGGAGGCGGACATCTGGAGCGTGAGGCCGACCTTCCCCGTGATCTCGGTAAAGATATCGCCGTAGGTCGGATAGTCCTTCGTGGGGTACGCCTTCGGCTCGCGCTGCTTCGCCAATGATTTCGCCGCAACGGACTTGCCGCTGATCGAGATCTGCTGGGGCCAGCCCGTATAGGTGACGTTGTCGACGGCAAACAAACCGAAGTCCCGTGTCTCCCCCTCGTACCCGCCGATGGGGTTGAGGATGGCGCCCGTGGTCGGTGCCTCGACGGAGCCGTCCAGGTCGTCCAGCGTGATCTGTAGGGTGTCGGCCCTAAGCCCCTCACCGTCCGTAATAGTCATCTCGACGCTGGCACCAACGAAGCGGTCAGTGACGTCGACGCCGTTGGCGCTGATTGAGAAAACGACTGCGGGCATCAGAAACCAAGCCTCACGCTCAAGCCGAAGTTGACGGCGCTCAGAACCGACTCGAGCGCGATCGACCGGCTCGACAAGCGGTCGTCCTGCATCAGGGAGAGCGTGACGCTCACCCTCTCTGCTGCGCCAAAGGCGTTGAAGAATGTCTGCTCGTCATCGACCGACGTCGCTACCCACCGGCCGAAGACGTTGTGCAGGCTGCCGTTCATGTGAACGAGCATCAGCGGCGTGACCGCATTCACCGCCTGCCGGACCCCCGCAAGCTGTGCCAGTCCGCGACCGTTGAAATGGTACGGGAAGAAGGTCGACTCGAGGGAGATCGTTTCGTTGTTTGGCCCCAGCCGGTGAAGCGTTGGTTTCGCTCCGATCACCGGCTGGGGCTCCACCCGTGCCTGGAGGGACCGGCGGATCGTTTCGACCGAATAGTTCGGTACGGTGAACCGGAACGGTCCCCAGCCCATCAGCATCAGGTGTCTCCATATGGTCGCATCGCTCCGAAGGCTACCTGCTCGGATCGGTTCAGCTGGCGGTCGAGCGCCCTCAGAACCTCCTCCGCGTCGTCCCTCGTGGCTTTGCCGGTGAAGTGGAAGTGGTTGATGTAGCTCGGCGCGGACACGACCTTACCGATCGAGCTCCCGCCTGAAGCCGCCTGCTGGCGGAGCTGTTGGTTCGGGGTGACATACCCGGCGCCACCCATCTCAAGCAGCTCCGGCCCCTTCTCACCCACGAGGTAGGTGAGGCCGCGCTTGACCGGACCGCCTTCTGCCCGAGGACCGCCGAACGTGTTGTTGTTCGCCGGCGTCGGGACTGCCTTCGGCTCGGGCGTGCTGCCTCCCAGCCACGACGGCATGGAGAGGGACGGCATCTTGATCATGCCAGAGAGATCAATGTTGCCGATCGCCGCACGAATGCGGCCGGGGATGCCTTTCAGCCAAGCGATGAACTGGTCAAACTTGGCAACCGCGCCATCCCAAAGGCTCTGCACCAATTGCTGACCGGCCTGGTAGCGATCCTTCGCACCAGCGACAACCGCAGCTGCGATTTTCGGGGTCATCGCCACGAACAGATTGACGACCTGTGCCGTCGCCTTGCCCGCCCGGGCAGCGAAGTCATCGATGTCGAGATCCACCTTCGAGAAGACCGAGGCCAGCCAGTCGTAAGCTGCAGCAATGCCGTTCAGCATCTTCTGCACCGCCGCCCCTGTGCCGTCGAAGGCTGAGACCAGGCTCGAGAGCCAACCCTTTACCTTCTCGAAGGCTGTCCGGAAGGCTTCGATCGTCTCCGGAGAAAGGTTCTCCGTGAACGCCCTCGCAAAGCTGCGAACGCCGCTTGCAAGACCGCCAACCACTCGGCTGACAGCGCCGCTTAACTCGCTCCAGGCATTGCCCAAGGAGCTGAGGACCGGCCGGATCGCGTCGAACACCACCTGGACGCCCGCCGCCGCCTGTGCGGCCCACTGCTTCCACGGCGCATTGACGATCTTGTTCACGAGGTTGGCAACGCCGTGCCCGGCGCGTGCTGCGAGATCCGTGAACTGCAGATCCACCTTCGACAACAGTCCGGCGACAACATCAAGGACATCGGCGACTCCGTTGCGGAGCCAGTTGAATGCAGCCCTGATGCGAGAGAGCGCGAAGGTGATCTTCGCGACGGTCTCCGGCGAGAGGTTCTTCAGGAACGAGCGGGTGAATGCCATCACGCCGTCGGCCCAGCCGCGGAACACGCGGACCGATGCCTTGCCGGCCTCGACAACCACCTTGCCAAACGACTTAACGATTCGGACTGACGCCTTCCACTCATCGGTGGCAATGACGTAAGACGTGACCGTGCGCAAGGTTGCCATGCCGCGCTTGACGGCGGACACGGTGACCTCGAGTCCTCGTGCCAGGGCGGACCCATGACGGGCACCGGCCGCGTTGGCGTCGAAGTCGAAGGACTTGAAGAAGCTCTTGATCGCGCCGGTGGCATCGTTGATGAAGGCGGTGGTCTCTGGACCGAGATTTTCACGCAAGGCCGTGCCGAAGCTGCCGACGTACCCGACGATCTTGTCGAAGTTCAAATACGCCAAATAGCCAAGAGCACCGACCACCCACGTGATCGGGTTAACCAGCAGCCCCGCGATCGCCGTCAGACCTGAGATGGCAAAACCGAGCGGAGCCAGCGCCGCAGCCGCGATGACCGCGTAGGTGCCGATCTCGAGGAGCTTCGGGTTTACCTTCGCCAGATTGTTGATCGAGTTGGCGAAGGCACTGATTGCCCTCGTTGCGCTGTCCAGCACGCCGGAGTCGGCGGCAGCCCGGAGCAAGCCGAACATTGCCGAATCCAAACGCTGCACGGCGCCAACGATGCCCTGCATGCGGACGTCGCTCATGGCCTCGGAGAAGCCGGCAGCGTTGCCGCGGATATCTTCGATCCACTTGCCCACGTCGTCGGAGAAGAGCGAGAGCGTTCGCGCGCCCTGCCGGACGTCGAAGATCTTGAAGAAGTCAGAGACGGCGATGTTCGCCTTCTGCATGTCCTCGATCAGGCGCTCGACGTCGAGGCTTTCGCCGAACGAATACAGCACCTCGCGCACCGACTCCGAAATGGTATCGGCCGACATGGTTGAACTGTCGCCAACCGACTTGGTGATCGTCTCGGTGATGCGGCGCACCTTCTCGGCGGTGCCCTCCTGCGTTTTCAGGATGGCGTCGATATCCGCCGCAGCCTTGCTTGCGTCCAGGCCGCCGACCTTCAGCGCGTTCGTGACGTCGCTGGCGCTGACTTCCTTGCTGCGCTCGAGGTAGTCCGCGAGATCGATGTTGTAGTTCGCCAGGGCAGCCGCGGCCATCTTGGTCGGGCGCACCATGCGGGTCAGCATCGCGCGGATGGAGACGCCGGCCTCGGAAGCCTTGATGCCGCGCTTCGCCTGGATGACGAACATGGCGGCAAGCTGCTCGATGTCGATGCCGAGCGCTGCGGCCGACGGCGCCGCGTACTTGAAGGACTCGGTCATCTGCTGCACGTCGGCGTTGGTGATGTTCGCCGCATAGGCGATCACGTCGGCCGCGCGCTGCGCACTCTCCTTCGCCTGGTCGAACGTTGCCTGCGGCATCTGCATCGAGGTCATGACGTTGGTCAGTCGGTCGGCCGCTTCTTCCGTGTCGTAGTTGCCGGCGATGGCGAAATCGACGGAGATCGGGAGGATCGCGTGTACCTGCTCGTGGCTGAGACCGGCCTGTACCAGCTGGTTATAGGCCTTAGCGATCTCGCCGGCGTTGCGCGGCGACTCCTTGTCGATGGTGGTGACGAGGTCGATGACGCTCTGGCGGAAAGCCTTGCGCGACATCTCCGTGCCATCGGCGAGATTGAAGATATCCCGCTTGCCGAACCGGCGGCCCTCGATTTCGTTGAGGACGTCTTCCATGTCGTAGATCGACTTGCCGGCGAGAGCCAGCCCGACGGTCATGCCGCTGCTGGCGATGGAAACTTCCTGAGCCTGACGGCGGAAGGCGCGCGCGCTGTTCGCCATCATGTTGGCAGGGGCCATAGCCATAGCCCCCGCCGTCTTGATTGCCCCGTTCATGCTGGTGAGGGCAGACTGTATCCCCTTGGCGGGGCCAGACACCCGGTCGACCAGCGTCAGGACGAGTTTAGCTGCCTTGCTTACCGACACCGAGCGCCCTCACTAAGTTATGGATTTCCTGCTCCTGCCGCCGGGCGAAGATCTTCTTCGCCTCGGCGTACCAGACGGTGACCAGCTCCTCGAACTCGATCTCAAGGAGGTCGCGGTAGCTGAAGTGAAGGACGTGAGCGACTACCGCTGCGTATTCGGGCCAGTCCCGGAAAGCTGCTCGGCCATCTGACGCAGTTTCCGGGGCAGAAAAGCCTGCACTGCTTCCTGCAGCTCGACGAAGTCGTCTCCGTCAAGCGCCTCGATCACTTCGACCGGTGCGCCGGTCATCAGCGCAGCGAGCTGGGTGGTCTCCTTGCTCCCGTCGAAAGCCGACATGGCGCTGAAGTCCTTGCCGCTGATGCGGCGGACCGTCAGCTCCTCGTAGACCTTGCCGTCGTATTCGACAGAAAACTCGAGCGGGATGACTCGCTCGCGTTCCTTGCCTTCCTTCCCGACGAGGCGGGGCGGCGCCGGCTTTGATGCCTGCGCTGCCTCTGCCTGCTTGTTCTGGGCCTCCACCCTCGCGATTTCCTCCGGCGTTGCCGCCTTCACGACCTGGTTCATTCCTCTGTCCTCTTGAATTTTCGGCGTCTTTAGCCGTCAGGGGCTATCAGTAGCCGAGTGCTGCGTTGAGCTCGGCGAGCTGGTCAACGCCGTTCACAGTGCGCTTCGGCGGCCAGACCTGAAGCTCATGAATGACTGTCGAATCAGCCTCGTAGCGGAAATACTTCACTCCGTTCATGACGAACTCGAAGCCCGACTTCTCGCCACGCTGCCAGCGATCGCGAGTGCCGCCATTGATGGAGCCCTCGACGATGCACAGGTGGGTGACGATCCGGCCGTCGCCCTCGGTGAGAACACCGCCTCGGAAGGTGACGCGGATGGTCCGGCCCGGAGCAAGCGCGGTGCGCTTCATGACCTCCGGGTTGTGGCCGGCCATCTTGACGGTGACCTCGAGCGCTTCGATCGCGGACATGGGCAGGTTCACGCCCAGATCCTGACCGCCACCGCGGTACTCTTGCGTCATGGGGGTCGGGATAGGCAGTTCCACCTCTTCGGTGTCGATGCCGAAATCCAAGCCGTCCATGAACATGGTGAAGCCCTGCAGGATATGCCGCATGGGTGTGTCTCCTATTGGTCAGAAGGGGTTTAGGCGGACGGCAGCGCGGTACCGGCCAAGCGCGCGATCTCGCGGATCGCGTTCTGTGCCAGCGTGTCGTAGTAGCCAGTGTTGCGGTTGAACACGAAGGTGATGTGTTCGATCGGCGCCGGGCTCTCGTTGTCATACGAGATGTAGAGGTGGCCGTTCGCCCAAGTCTCCTTGGTGTTCAGCGTCGGGTCCAGCCACACGCGACCGCCAAGCGACGCGCCCATGCCTTGCCAACGACGAAGCGCGCTGTTGACCGTCTCGGCGATGTCCACCAGCACCTGCAGACCAAACGGCCTGTCGATGAAGGCTTCGGTCGCAAGCTCGATCGAGTCGATGATGGTGTCGTGTGCGCGACGCACCGACCAGAACTGCTTCAGTGTGTCGGACGACGGCACCCGGCTGCCCCACAGCTTGTAGCCGCCGCTCGGTGCACGCACGATGCAGGCCACCGCGTTCTTGTTCAGCAGCTGCGATTCCGCAGAGGGATCGCTGATCGAGTGCTCGATCGAGCGGGAGGCACCGACGACACCTTCGATCACGTGGTTCGACGGCGAGAACCAGAAGCCCTCGGAGTAGTCGACTCGAGCCTGAAGACCGGCGACGCGCGCCGAGGCCGGCTGCGAGACGACCGCGCCATTCTTGAACACCTTCGCCATCGGCTCGACGATGAGCAGGCGGTCAGTGTCGTAGTCGCCGACGTCAGCAATGGCTGCCGAGGTGCTGGTGGCCGGGCCGTCCTTGATGACACAGGCGCGGAACTTCGCCGCCAGCGACAGGAGCTCCATGGTGACCGGGTTTGCCACCGTGCCGAGGGTCGCCGTTGCGGTCGCCTGCGCCGATGCGCCGCCGCCCGTGAACGCGACCGTCGGTGCAGCGGTATAACCGGCCCCCGGGTTGGTGATCACGACCTCGGTGACCTTGCCGGTCTGGCTGTCGATGACGGCGACGGCGGTTGCGCCGAAGCCGGTCGTGTCGCCGGCGGCGCGGGTGATCGTGACTTCGGGCGCCGAAGTGTAGCCGGTACCGCCGTCGCCGATCGCGATCGCCGAGACACCATCGGTCGGGCGCTGCGAGGTGAAGCCAGGCGCGCAGAGCAGCTTCGGCTTCAGCCCGTGCAGCTCCGGCGCGTTGCGCAGCGAATGCATGCCCGTGCGGTTGAGCGAGCTGCCGATCAGGTTCGACATGGTCGCGGAGATGTTCGCGCCCTCTTCCACCCGGACCACGAGGATGGTCTGGGAGACGCGGCCGGCCTGGTCGAAGATGCCTTCGATGGCGTCGGCCAGTGTGCCCGCGGCACCGAGCCCTTCAACCGCGCCGTTCGAACCATAGATCGGGATCGGCGTGTTGAGCGGCCAGAGCGTGGCATTCGCGTCCGGCGCCGTGCCGATCAGGGCGATGACCCCGGTGTCGATGGTCTCGACCGGACGCGGCCCGTTGGTGCGCTCGATCGTTTCCACCCCGTGAAGATAAATGTCCATGTGTCTCTCCAGAGAACGTGCGGCCCGCCCACGGCCAGAAAGTGGGCAAAGAAAAACCCGCCTAGTGGGCGGGTTCGGATGCGCGATAAGTCAGCGCCTCGTGTAGTGGCTACAGTTCCGCATCGGCCGTGACATGCAGCCAGGCTCGGTAATTTGTGCCCCCCGGGGAAGTGTCCGGCCTCAAACGTGCCCCCGTTTGAGAGGAGCCGCCGATGACCGACGCAGCAATATCGTCATTGGTTCCGCCAACATGGCCGCAGTACCCGGATGCACCTGACCATGGCGAGTAAATTACCACGGCGGGAAGGCTGCGCATCTCCACGGGGAATCGAAGAGACACGACCATCTCGTCACGCAGCCCGGTCGGGGAGAACATCTCCATCGCGCTGTTACTAACATCAACCGCTGAGGGCGTCCCTGGGGCGATGTGCTGCGGGTACGATTTATAAAAGTACCGCTGGCACAACGACAATTCCTGTTGAATATGCCTTCGCGAAAATGGATCGTCTTCACCCGTGGCATCGCCCTCGACAACGGAGACGCGCGCCACGTCGATGTAGCTGGTCGCGTTCCCCACCGTGGTCGGGAAGACGAGGATGAGGGTAAGGTTGTGGTCGCCGACACTGCCGAGCGTCTTGCCCGCCAGTGAGGCGAGGTCCACCGAGAACGATATCTTGGTCCACGCGGTGGTGACGCTGACCGCAACCAGATGGTCCGCACTTGCCGAGGGGCTGCCGCCCGTGCCGAAGTCCTGACGAAGGATGGCGCTCAACGACCCCGCGCTACTGCCGCGAAGGTAGAACGTCACGGTCACGCGTTTACCGGCGAGAGTGCGCACGTCCTCGATCTTCTGGCGCAGCGTCAGTTCGGCCAGTAGCAGCCGCTGCAACCGGATAAAATAGGTCGGGTTGCCCGGTACCTCGGTCTGCCCGAGGGTGAACGCCTGCTGAGTGGTCTGAAGGCTCGAAGCCAGGCTGCCGGATACCCGCCAACGATCCGCCGTGTAACCGGACGTGGTGGTGAACAACGTGCCACGTTGCCATAGGCCAAAGTCGCCGTTGATCAGTTTGTTGCGGAAGCCACCGAGCGGACCGCCGTTCAAGTTGGCGCCGCGCAATCCACCATCCGCCCGCGGCGCTTTGCTGAGAACTTCCGCGAGGCTCATGGCGCCACCCAATAACTATCATTGGCAAAGTCAGCCGGGATCGGGTTCATGGCCTTGAGCGCCCAAGACGTCTGGTAGATCGCAGACACGCGAGCGGACGCCTGCATCCACAGATCAAGCATCTGGGGTGGCGTCAGATCGTGGTCGACATTGCCTCCGTCCCGGTACGTGGTGAGCGTGGTCGTGTCGCCGCCGGCAATCCGGACCTGTGCCGCCAGGGCGAGGTTCGTGAGGTTCACGATGTCCTCGTCCCGGCCGGTCACGTGGACCCCCTTGATGACAGCGCCGGCAATGATACGGCGCTGCCTTTCCGCGTTCACCTGGTCGCCTGTCGGCACCGGCGGAACATAGGGAGCGATGGTTAGACCAAGCTCGGCAATCTCGCGCCGATGCCGATTGCGCAGGTCATCCGGAATGTTCATTTGGACGCCGTCGACCGTTGCGGCGATAGACCCGTTTTCGATAAAGCGTGGGTTTTCAATCATGGTCAAAGCTCCGCGTCTGCCGTGTAATGCCACGCAACAGAGTTTCCCGCCGTAGCGATGGTCGCGTTCTCCAAGTACCCGGTGTCACCGATGTTGCCTGGCACCGAAGTTACGTCCGTAAGAGTCGTGGTGTTCCGCACGAACCCGCTTGCGCCCGTGGTGCTGTATGACACCACAGATGGGATTGCGCGTTTACGTGTTTTAAACCGAACCCCGTGAGCAATGCCGGAGCTTGCAACAGCGTTTCGGTGCTGTAGCGCTCCTAACGCTGTTGAAGTGCCGGGGGCTGCCGACAGGTCGTAACTCTTCTCAAAGTACCGTTCGCATAGCGCCAACTCCTGCTGCGGATGGCGCGGCGAAAACGGGTCGTCCTCGCCAGTGGCGTCACCCTCGACAAGCGAGACATGCGCGATGTCAGCGATCATCACGCCCTGGTCGGCATTGAGACCGAGTTCGATGGCGAGTTTATCATCACCGTTCGTGCCAACCGTCTTCCCGGCGATCGACGGCACGTTGAACGTGAACTGGAATTTCTGCCAGGAAGCCGAAAGAACGGCCGTTCCGATAATCGTGTCGACTGACGCCGATGGCGCGCCGCCAGAGCCGAATAGCTGGACGGACTTGATCGCAAGGATCTTGCCGGCTGTGCCTTTCGCATAAAACGTCAACGTGGCCTGCTTCCCCGACAGGCTGTGCACACCTTCGATGAACTGGTCCAGACCAAAATTGTTGACGGTGACGGCGGTCCTGTCGAGCCGCATGAAGTATCTCGGGTTCCCGGGGACTTCAACCTGCCCCGGCGAGAATGCCTGGCGCGATACCGTTAGGGTAGTGCCTAACATCGTGCCGCTGTGCCGCCAGCGGTCCGCCATGAACGTACCTGCTCCCCCGCCACTAATGACGAGCGCGGTCCCCCGCTGCCAGATGTCGAAATCCCCGTTGATGATTTTGTTGCGGAAGCCGCCCAGCAGATGGGCGCCGATGTTGGCCCGCGCCCGAGCCTTTTCAGCACTCGTGAAAGCTTGCGCCTGTTTGCCCGTGAGGAAGCGCTCATTCGCCTCCGTCTTCACGTAGACGTCGACCGCGTCATTCGCGAGATACCCCTTGAAGACGATAACATCTCCGGCATCGCGAGCGGTGGCGAGGGTGAACGTGCCGCTGGCAGCGTCCAGCGTGACACCGTGCCCATGGTAGAGATCCACGCCGTTGACATTGACTGCGCCGTTGGTGAAGCCGCCATCGACCGTGAAAGGCCCGGTCTGCCCCTGCGTGGCAACGTAGATCTGCTGGCGGCTGCCGCCGATCGACACCGTCACGGTGGGCGCCCACCCGGTCTCCGTCAACACCTTTACGACGTTCGGCGTCTGCGAGATGTCGAGGAACTTCGCGCCTAAGTCTGCGCCGACCGGCGGCGACTCGAGCGCGCCGTACCAGGTTTCCTGATACTCCTCGAGGGCAGCTTGGGCTTGCGCGCTTGAGGCGCTTGCCGCTGCTGCGGAGGTGCCGGCATTGGTTGCCGCAGCTTCTGCCGCCGTCTTGGCAGTTTGCGTCTGCTGCTCAAGCTGCTCCACTTGGTCGCGCAGCGCCTCGAGATCGCTGGTTGTTGCGACAGGACCGATGTTCCAGCTCGCGAACGTGCCCGCACCGGTGAAGCTCTCGACGGAGATCACGAGCTCGCCCGTCTCGCTGGAATAGCTCGACACCGTGCCAATCATGGCGAGATCAAAGTCGCCGTTCGCATAGGCGATGAGGTACGGCGTCGGCGCGAAATTCAGCCGTTTTGTTTCGGGCACGACAAACGTCTTCGTGCCGTTGCCGATCGTCACCGACGATTCCGACGTCGTCGACAGAAGAGCGCCGAGGTTGGCGATCTCGATGATCTGCTGGTACGCGGGAAGCAGTGCGTTGTTGATGCGGTCCAGGCCGACAGAGCGAAGGGCATCCACCTCTGCTTCCCAGCTCGGCGCAAATTCGCGAAGAGCTTCAATGGCATCGGCGATGATCTTCTGACGCCTGTTGAGTTCTTCCTGGGTGAGCTTGGTGGTGCGTCCAAACGCAATGTCGGCATAGAGGGACATCAGACTGCCTCGTAGCTATCCAGCTTATCCTTGATCGCTACGACGATGTCGCCGCGAACCTTGTGAGTGACCCCGGCGCGCGGGATGTATTTCTTCCCGGCGTGCTCGAAGGATTGCGTGAATTGGATGCGATACATCCTTGCGGGATCGATCACCCCGCCCGACGTGGTCTTGGCCATCGGCGTCTTCTCTCTACGATTGCGTTGGAAACCGGGCGCAGGTCAGCGCCCGGCGGTGGCTCGTTAGAACGTCAGGTAGGTCAGACGCTCGACGTGGAAGATTTCAGTCGCCAGAGTCGCAGTGCCCGTCGACTTGATCACGAACTTGCTCGTGGCCACGGGCAGCTGGGTAGCGTTCCACTCGAATGTCCGGCGGATACGCTTGCGCGTTCCGTCCTTCTCCTCCAGCACCTCGTTGACCTCGCTGGCCGGAACCTTGTTTAGCGAGGCGTTGGTGATGTCGTTCAGGACGATATCGAACTCGTGGTTCGCCTCGTTGAACATGTCGAGGATGACGACAACCTTGACCGACTGTGTCGGCGCCGGGAGGATTATCTCCTTCGTGAAATGCGTCATTGCCGTAGCCGGCCGCGAGACCTTCACATTGCTGCCGGTCAACCGGAAGCCGGGCATCAAGTCCTTGGTGCCGATGAGGACAGCCCGGAAGCTGACCAGCGCCGGCAGCGTTGAGAACGGGTTATCCCCGGCCCCTACCGAGTACCACCGAGAGCTGCCCTCCGGCCGCACCTCGAAGCCGAGTTCGGTGCCGGAGGGAACGACACCCTCGTAAGCGATATCGAGGTCGTTGATGCCGCCGGCGAGATTGAGCGATCCGAGATCGATTTCGGCTCGGTTGTGGTCGAAGCTCGCGAAGTTGGCGCGGAACATCATGTCGAGCGTCAGGTCGCCCTGGAAGAACGCGCCGTCCGTCGAATAGAAGAGCGTGCCAGCGGCATAGTTCGCGCCTTGGGTCAGGCCCACGTAGTGGTCACCACCCGTGAGGAGAACGATCGCATAGCGTTCGCCGGCCTCAAGTGCCGTGGGCACGAGCGGTATGCGCGTCCAGTGGTTAGCCTGGCTTGCGTTGGAACCCTTCACGAGCGCCGCGGCGTCGACGGTCGTTTCGGCCACGACACGTTCAAGGTCAGGCTTGCCGGACGCCGTCTTCGTCACAAGGAGGCGGACGTTGCCTGTGGCTGCCACCTGCGTGAAGAACAGATCGAGCGAGGTGAGCCAGCCGCCCTGCGTGTTGAGGAACGTCTGCGCGACCATGGAGCCACTGACGGTGAAATCAGTGACGACGCGGTCCTGATAATACTCGACTTCAGTGTCGTACCAGAACTGCTGCAGCCTGATCCACTTCTCTTTGGAGTTGGCAATTTCCGAACCGGTCCACCGGGTGTCCCAATCAGTGCCCAGCGCCTGATAGGTCCGGCCCAGCTTGTCGGTGAAGATGCCCTTCCTGTAGTCGAAGGTGCCGGTCCTCCAGAACTCGGAGTTGTTGCAGACAGTCATTGCGAGGCCGAAGCGAAGGCGTTGCGCGCTCATCGCGATCTTCTTGAACGTGACCTCTTGATACTCGTACTGCGACAGCGAGAGCTGCTGATAGAACGTATCGACCGAGAGCCTGCGCACCTCCGTGTATTTCGGAAGCAACAAGCCATTGGAACCGACCTTCACCGACGGGTCCAATGGGTTAAACAGGGTGATCGCGACGCTGGCAGCATTTGCGTCGGGGAAGCGCATTCCCTCCTCGACCTTGACCGAATAGCCGGGCGCGGTCGGGTCGCTGATGCTCTGATCGACCGCGAGGAAGTTCTCGTTGCCGTAACCGGAGTAGTTGTCCTCCAGCTCCAGTTGGGCCTTGATCAGCGCGACGTCCGCGAAGATCCGCGCGAGGATCGTGCTGTTGGCCATCTGTCCGACGCGAGTCGCCAGGGTAGTGATGTCGGTCCCGAGCGTGGTGATCTGCTCACCTGCCTGGGTGCGCCAGACCTCGAGCTCTGTCGCGCGCTGCGCCAGGCGCTTCGTCGACATGAACTCGTTCTCGCTGGCCGCCTCGATCGAGTCGACGCCGGTCGTGGATAGCGTAACCCATGCGATGACGAGGTTGTCGGTCGAAACCGTCGGGCGCTGCGGTGTTGCGTTCTCCGTGCCGTAGGCGAGCTGGAACTCAGCGTAGCGCAGCTTCTGCATGGCGACGCTGTCCGGCTCGGTGGCGCCGGTCTCGACGTCGATTAGGAAGTCGCGCGGCTCGATCCCGGTGTCGATCGTCTGGCCGGTTGCGATGATCGCCGCGATCTTCTTGGTGGCGAGAGGGAGCTGCGAGAGGAAGTCGATCTCGTGGCTCTGCTCGCGGATGTAGCGCTCGCCGTTCGACCAGTAGGTGCCGGGGGAGACCGTTACCTCGGTTGCGCCTGTTTTCGACACAGCAAAGCCGGAGAATTTCTTCTCGTCGGTCAGGCCTTCGCGAACCGCGCGGTCAAGCGACTCCGACGCATAGTCCCCGAGATTGGTGAGATCGCCGGCCTGAAGCTCCTGCCGATCGCGGAAATTCACTCGCTTTTCCATGTTGTCCTCATAAGTCGCGCACCCACGTGCCGACGCTGATTTTTCCGATTTCGAATCCGTCGCCCGCTGTTGCCGGGCGCATGGTTCTGGCCGTGACCAAGATCTTGTCCCGGAGCGACTTCGAGAGCCGGATGGCCTCAATCGCATTGGACATGCGTGCCTTGCTCGTCTTGACGAAGAAGCCGTCGACAAACCGTTGCGCGGCGAAGGGTGAGATCTTCGCCTGGCTCTTCAGGGTGATGCGCGCGTGGAACGGCGGCATCCCGAGACGGACGTTGTTGAGGAAGGTCCGCGCGCCCCGCTTGTCGACATGCCGCTGAGGATCGAACAGGAAGATCTGATCGAAGATCCGGAGCGGCGCAGTCGACGGCGGCAGGAAGGTCCTGTGCACGCCATCCCCATGCCGGTTCACGAACTCCGTCGCTCGGCCTCCCAATGACGGGAAGAGCTGTCCCTTCACTCTCATGCCCGGCAAGGCAGCCCGGCGCGGCCGAACATCTATCGGCGTGTCCGACGGAAGGATTCCGCTGATGTGAAGACTCGAGCGAGTTTCCGAATACTCGACATCGATCGATATCGAATAGAGCCGGCCCCTCGCCCCCGTGTCAGCGGTGAACGTCTTCGCGATCGGCGGCCGGCCGGCAAAGGCGGACTTGCCCGAGTAACCGGGAAGAACGACTTCTTCGAACTCGATCGCCCGGCGTGTCTCGGTGGTTGCCACGCGCACAGCGCGCCGCACCGGCGCCTCCTCCCCGGTCCGGGGTTCGAAGAGGTACGCACGGCGTCCGATCCGAACGGCGGCATCGGTGAAGGTCGGGAATGCCTTCTTGCCGAGGAACAGCCGCGGCAGCCGATAGCCGCCGGCCAGGTAGGCGCCATAGGTCGCCACCCCTCGGGAGCGGTGCGAATAGAACCGGATTTGCTGGAACCGCGAGAGATAGGCGTCGCGCTCCTCCCGCGTCATGGTCGGGTCGGGGAACGCCGAGTCCGGCGGCCGGCGCACGGCCATCACCTCAGATCCGAAGAACCGGACCGCCTCCTTGATCCCTGCCAGGGTGCCCTTCTTCCGGTGCAGCCGCCACCATGCCTTTGCGGCGGCGCGCTTCTTTTCAATCGGCCAGTTCCGATCCCACAGGTCGGTGGAAAGCCCCCAAGCCATGAACGGGATGAAGGATTCCGGCGCGATGTCCGGATTGTCGATGTCGCGGAGTGCGAACTCCAGGTCGAACGTCTTGCTCGACGCCTCCTCCACAGTCCTGCGAAGAGGCGACGCAAGACCAGGGAGAAGGCTTTGGAAGGTCATCGATCAACCCCTGATATGGTCACGGTAACACTGTTGACTTTGACGGCCTGCCGGGGGCCGACGATCACATCCGCAGCCGGTGACTGCAGGTCGACCGAGAGGACGCCTTCGGTGTGGAGCCGTGAGAAGATCGCCGACCGGCGGAGATCGCGGCCCAGATAGGCGTTCTCCACAAGCCAGGCATTCAGCCGATCGCGAGCCTGCTGCGCGACGATGGCGCCGTCTGGACCGGGATAGATCGTGAGGGAGGCGACGATGTCGACCTCGACCACCTGCGGTGCTGAGACCGAGACCATGTCTGTCAGCGGCCGAACGTCGTCGGCCGAAAGCGCGAGGGCCACCTTGTTCAGCTGGTTCTGCGTGGGAACCGGCTGCGCCTGCGACGCCATGATGGTGACGGTGACGGCGCCGGGAGCGGGCGAGATCGCCGACGCGTCCCGCAGGGTCGGGTCCGCGGTGAGCGCATGGTAGACGTAGGAGTCCGCCGGCCCGGCAGTCGAATAGGCTTCGATCGCCAGCAGGACGCGGCGGCGCAACCGCTCGTCGCTTTCCATGACCGCTGGTGCGTCAGCCCTGGCAGGCGTCACCACAAGCCGCTGCACGTTGAAGTTCGCTGCCAGCTGGTCGAGATCCGCACCCATGGCGAAGGCGATCAGGTTCGATCGCGCGGCGTCGTTGATCCGGGCACGGATCAGAACCTCGCGGTAGGCAAACACCTGGAACGCCGTGGCGAGCGGGTCCGTCTCGAGGTTGAGCACGTTGATCTCCGGGAGCTCCGGGCGTGCGGCACGTTTCTCAGCCCACAGGCGGTGAAACTCAGCGACCATCGCGTCGTAGATCGACTCGAAATCGATGACCTCGACAAGCGACGGCGGCGGAAGCTGCGACAAGTCCACGGTCGAGCTATAGGTCATCAGACGGCCTCGATGGTCAGCCCCTCATTGCTCTCGGTCACCGTGTAGGAGACCTCGCGTTGGGACGGGTTGCTGTAGTCGCCAAGGTGACCGTGCTCGAAGAAGACGCCGCTGAGCAGCAAGAGCAACTTGCCCGGCTCGCTGGCGTCCAGGCTGGTTCGCAGCAGCACAAAGCCCGGCTCACCATACTGCCGCCCCTCCACCATGCGTGGCTCAAGGGCTTCGGCAGTCGCCATGTAGACGTCGATGATCGTCTCTTCGTTCTGCGGCCGGTCGATCAGGCGGGGGAGATTCGATCCGAAGCCACGGCGCTGCGTGCGCTCACGCATTTCCGTGGTCAGGATCTCGCTTATGCTTTGGACACAGTGCGCCCAACCGTAGAGGGGGCCGCCTGTCCTTGCGTCTAGGCCGACCCGAGCCATTACTCGCCCACCTTCTCAGGTTCGGTGGCGACCGGCTCCGCCTTCGGCTCGCTCCGGGCACGGCGCGGCCTTTCCAGCACTGGCGGCTCGTCGGTGATCAGGCCCGCCATCACGAGGTACTTTGCCTCCTGTTCTGAGAGAATGCCGACGGGATCACCAACGTTGCGGTGAACGTTGTTCACGAATCCGGTTACGCGGGAATAGTAGGCCTTGGACATTTCAGTCTCCGTTGTCGAAATCAGAGGGCGGCACGCGCGGGTCTGTGAATTGCGGGGAGCAGGTTGCGGCACGCTTCCAAATCCACCCTGCCGCGTGGTAAAAACGGCTTAACCTCGCGCCCCTGACGGCCCTCGACAGGACAGTCGGGCCACCCGAAAGGGCAACCGCGAGGCCCGTGCTGTGCCGGACTAGGAGTGACCTGGGCGTGATGCCCACCACCAACCGAAAACGGCACAGGGTCCGACGGGGCCCATCGGAAGCGGTTGCAAACGTGGAAGATGGACCGATGCTGCCGTGAAGGCCGGGTTAAAGCCATTCGACGGTGCGCTCCTCGCAACCCTCATGGGCTGCGCCGGCGTGGTCCAGAAAGGGCTTTTCCTATGTGGAAACGCACCACTGTGACCGTTACGGTTAAGGTCGACGTCGCTAAATGCCTCTGGGCACTGCTGGCGTTCTTGCACCTTACCATGTGACCTTAGGGCGTCCGGGCAACCGGGCGCCCTTTGCTTTACTAAGCCGAGACCAAGCTGGGCAGTTGACAAATCTGGGTGGCGTCAGGCGATGATGCAGCGATTAACTCGGGAGGTCACACATGGACGACGAACGGGCCACAATCACTGCAGAATTCCTCGACAACGACATTCATGTCCTCTCGACCGACCCGCTGCGAGGCACGCTTGAGCTAGTTGCCGATGACGACGAGATCATCGAGGTGGAATTTACTCGAGACAGCGCGGAAGCACTGCTGTCAGCGCTCGTGCAATTCCTCGAGAGAGGAGAAGGCCGTGATGCCCCACGGAACATCACTAGCTCCCCCTTGCAGTAACCTGAGTTAGATTAAGGCAAGCGCCATTGTGTTCGCCATCAAACCGGCGTTCCAGTTTGGGCCGGCCCGGGCATGCTATCCTTGTGCTTGTGTGTGCTACCGACGTTCACGCCGTTGTGGGTAAGCGTAGAGCCGGTGATGGTGACATCTCCCTCGATGACGATGTTCGCCTTGATGTAGAACGTCCCGGTCTCGACGTCGTAACTATCCTCGTCGGCGAAGATCTTGGTATTGCCGAGGTTTCGACCCCAGGATGCACCAGTCTGATGCGGCTGCCGCACGCTCTCGGTGTAGCCTCCCGGCAGCAGGAAGCCGCGGCCGATGTCGCCGGTCGGCGAGAACATCATCATGCGCTGCCCGACGGCCGGCGGGTCCCAATCGACAATGTCGCCGGCTTGCTGAAGCCACGGGATGGGTTTGGATTCGACGCCGTGCGCCTCAACAATGGCGAGACCCTTTTCATAGTCGACCTCCATCACCTTCGCCTCGCGGATCATGTTGTTGATCCGCATCGACTGCCGTTGGACCACCCGCTCCAAGCGCTCGATCCTGTCAAGCAGCCTGCCGAAGATGACCTCTGGGCTCATGGCGGCGGGCTCCCCGTCGGATAGGTGTAGGTCAGGTTTGCAGGCAGGATCACCTGCGGTCCGGTCGGCGCGCCCATGCGGTCGGCCATGTCTCTCGTCCAGCCAAGCGCGAGCATTACCCTGTCGCCCGGCGATGTGGAGGCCGGCGCGGTCAACAGCGTCCGCAGATCGTCAACGCGCTGCCGATAATCATCGTGCTGCTCGAGTCGATCGAGGAACCGTGCGACCTCCGGCGGAATCGTTCCGGCCACCGGATCACGGAGCGCCTTCAATTCCATCGTGATCTGCCTGGCTGCCAAGCGCTGGCCGCCTTCGACGGTCGCGCCTCGGCGGCTGATCACGTTGAAATAGCTGGGGCAGAGATAGTTGAAGGCGTCGCTCGCCTCCGTCCCTGCCGCCAGCGCGCGGAAGATCTGGACCTCGAACAGGTCAAGCGATGTTTCGATTTCACTGTCCGTCGTCGGGCATTCAAGCTTGTAGGCGATCTCGTCGCCATTGTTGTCCATCCGCTCGGTCTGCACGACCAACAGCTCAAGCGTGACCGTAAGCAGGCGCTCGGCGTGGACCTTGGCGCCCTTGTTCCAATGATCCTTGTCGTAGTCGGTGTAGACGACGCAGCAGGGGAAAGCGCGGTCCGTCTTCATGTCCTCGACAGGCTCGATCTTGGAATCGAAAATGTTCGGGCCGGCGAGCGTCGGCCACGGTTGCTGCATGTAGTTGTTGAGCGCAGACACGACAGCCAGTCGTGCGATCGTGCGGTTGAGGCTCATCCCTGCGCTCCTCTGTGTGCCAGCATGAGGACGAGCCGCGACAAGCCGTCACGCTGCGATGTGATGACATCGAACTTCGGCAACTCCGGATTATCCGGGAACGAGACGACGTCGCCCTGCTTCGGCTCCTCCATGCCGATCGGGAAATACTTCCGGTCGATCGACAGCTGCGGGTCACGTCCAGCCTGCAGCGCACGAAGGTCGTTCGCCTCGCGGTAGGACTTACGAACGCCGAGCTGCACGCCGTACTCGGTCGACAGATAATCGAAGACGCCCTTCCCCGAGACGATCACACGGGTGGGGTCTACACCGGGCCGGCCATTCGGCGTCGCTCTCTGCGGCGTGAGCACGAAGGCGATCGCGTTCATACGATCGACCGCCCGGCTAGTGATGCGGTCCAGGCGGTCGAAGATCGACATGGGCTCAGGCCTTGCTCTCGGCCTTGGCTTCGGGCTTCTTCTTGCCGTCGGCGTCGGCCGCTTCGATCAGATTGCCGTCGGCATCGACCTCTGCGATCAGACCGGCAGACTGGTAGACCTTGGCCTTATCGTCGGCGAGGCGAACCGTGCTGCCCTCCGCGGCATGCTTGCCTTCGATGACGGTTCCGAATTTCACGCGGTACTCTTTCATGCCCGCTCTTCCTTTGGTTGCGTCAGCTGGGAGCTGCCGTCAGGATCAGAAATTATCGTTCAGGCGAACGCGACCGGTGCCCGAAGGATTCGCTGCAGCAAGGACCGCAGTGCCGATCTTGGTGTTGCCGGTTGCGACGTTTGTCGCGATACCGCTGGCGTCGGCATAGATTTCCTGGCCGACGGTCCAGGCTTCAGCGGCGACCTTCGGCAGGTCATAGACACCGCCGGTTTCGAGCTCGTATTCCTCAGCTTCCGCAGCCGACGTGGCAGCGACACCGAAGATCTTGCCGACGACGACAAGTGCGCCGCTGACGACGCCACCGACCGGGGCGACCATCGTGAGGACCTTGCCCGGCTGAATGAAATTGCGCATTGGGAGTCTCCCGTTGTTGCGAAAAAGGAAAGCGCCGGCGTTAACCGGCACTCGATCGATCAGCCTTTAGCCGCGGGCTTATTGGCCCGGGTTCTTGTAGGCGAAGCGGAAGTCGGTAAGGCCCGCACCGAAGTAGTGGTCGAGGCGGTACTCGACGCCGTCGTAGTCGAAGCCCCAGCGCTCCATGGTGCGCGGCGACTCGTAGCCGGACAGGTACGAATACTGGAGACCGCGACCCATCGTGTCGGCCATCGCCATGAACAGGAACCAAGCCTTGTCCGACACCTTGTCGATGCGCGGCTCGTAGACCGGCGTCAGCGACCGGATTGCCTCCGGGATGACCTGGTCCACCGTCTGCGGCGTGGTGGTCGCCTGCGTGAGCGTCTGCGCATTCACCTCGTTGTCGGAGCCGACGAAGAGGTACTTCGGCGCGATGTCGATCTGGTTGCCGTCGATGTCCTTCTGCTTGCGGAACATCTTGCGAGCAGCGATCAGCGCCGTCTTATCGAGCGCGGCGGCAGTGCCGAGGTTGCCGTGGTCGGCGTGGAACAGCGCCTTGCCGTCGCTCTTCAGCTTGGCGTTGTTGATGATGACATCCCAAACGATGTCACCCTCGAGGCGGGCGACGACTCGGCCCCAGCCGGCGATCAGGCGAGCGAATGCACCGAGCTGGTCATTGATCAGCATGGCTTCGGTCAGGCCGATCACCTTGCCGTAATGGGCCAGTGTGAAGCCTTCTTCGCTTTCCTTGACCGTGCCGCGCTTATACTCGCCCTTCTCGTTGATCTTCTCGAGCTGCGGACCTTCGCCCATCTCGAGGACCTTCACCTCGCGGAGATCGCTCACCGTGTTGCGGTTGGCGATCAGAGCGAAGGTGTTCTGGTACTGCGTGTAGGCGCCGAGCAGCACCTGCCGGGTGATCTCGCCGAGGATGATCGGGAAGTCCGACGTGGTGTGCAGCGACCGGCTTCCGTCGCTGCCGCCGCTGAGAGCAGCACGGACGATGTCGACCGACGACATGCCACGCTGATACGAGCCGCTAGCGAGGAGCAGGTCACGGGCGAGGTCCAGCGTGCTCAGCGAGCGGTACTGGTTGGCGCCGTCCTCCAGCTTCTCGGTCAGTCCGTGGCGGTGCATGAGACCGTTGACGGCGAGGCGGATGCGGGTTTCCCGCTCGTCCTGCATGCCGCGCATGGTGGAGTGCGGGAACGTCGGCGCGCGGTTTTCCTGGGCGATCAGATGGTCCAGCATCGCCGAGCGGAACTGCTCGAGCGTCTGCCGACCGCTGAGCGCGGTGGTGACCAGCGCTTCGGTTTCGGCGATGCCCGCGGACCGGGCAAGATCGCGGATCTGCTGCTGACGGGTCGCATCGGCGGCCAGAGCCTCGTTAACGCGGCGCGTAACGTCGGCCTCGGTGAGCGCAGCCGGCGGGTTGTCCGTGCGGCTCTGCTGCTGGCGCTGCTGTTCGGCAGCTTCCTCTTCAGCGCGGCGACGGGCTTCGTCTTCCTGCTGCTGACGCTGCTGGGCTTCCTGCTCGGCGCGCTGTGCCGCTTCGAAGTGGGCCACCAAGCGAGCGCTCAGAGCCTCGTCGGTTTCGTTGGCCGAGCGGGTGATGCCGGCACCGAGGGCAAGCGTGTCCAGCTCCTTGCCCTTGAGGTTCCGTGCTGCGGTAATCTTATCCATTGCTGGCTCCGTAGATGTGGCCGCCGCGGCGGCATCAGATTGATCTTCCTGCCCGGTCAGGATGACCTCGTACCCCTCTCCTGCCCCGTCTTCAGAGCGAGAAGATGCGCCGGGTTCCGCTGGCACCGTGACGACGGAGAGCTCTGTCGGCTCCCAATCGATTGCGCGAAGGGTCGGGATCTCAGTCCCTTTGCCTTCGATCTTCTGGTACGAGTGGATTTTGTAGCCGACCGAGATTTGGACCGGGTGGCCGTCGACAAGGTCCTGAAACAAGACTTCAGCAGCCTCGTTTCGAGAGAACTTGATCGTGGCGTAACCCTTGCCGCTTTCGATGCGGACCGTCCCCGGGACAACGGTCCCGAGGCGAGATTTCATGGACCAGGTGTTGTGCGAATCCAGGAGTGACATCCCGGCTTCGAACCTGACCATTCGAATGGCCTTGGGCTCCATGGAAAGTTCTTCCATGTAGAAGCCCTCGTCCCACGAGTACCGCTTCACAGCGATACCGCTAGACCACATGACCTCGACGGTGCGTGCCTCTTGGTCGAGCGTGCTGCTCCGCACCTCGGCGCGGCCGAAGCTGCGCTCGATGCGGATCTTCTTACTTCTCTGGGGCACTGCCTCCGCCTCCATCTGTGCTGTCGCCGAACATCTGCGCTTGGCCGTTCAGCGAAACCTTCCGGGGGTCGGAGTCGAAGACGAGCTTGCTCGTCGTCTGGTCCACCGCCTGGAAGAACTCGTCGTTTTCTTTGAGGACGTCCATCGGGTTGCGACCGGTCTTGGCGATGATCTCCGGCATGGACCGCTTGCCCATACGGGCCTCGATGAGATCCGCTCGAGCATTGTCGAGCCGGTTGATCCGCTCGAACTCCGGCGGCTGCCATTCGACGCCGACCACGAGGTTCAACGGGATCTTGCCCGCCTCCTTCGCAGCCTGGACGAACCAGCCCCACACGCGCTGCATGACCTGGGGGATCACGTAGTGCCAGATGATCGACTCCGCGAAGCGCTGGTAATCGATGAGACCCAGCTGGCCGGAGGCGAAATTCGCCTGGCTGTAGTCGCCCGTCATCAGCTCGTAAGGCAGGCGGGCACCGGCCGCGATGCTGCGGTACCGGGTACGGAGATATGCCTCCACACCGGCAGAGATCGCCGGCGTGTTGAACTTGATGTCGCCACCATTGCGCATGACGGCGAACATGCCCGGCTCCATCCGATTGACCGGATTGCCCTGCATGTCTAGCAACGGCGGACCCTCGTTCGGACCCTTCTGCTCGATCAGCCCGATGTTAGGGTCGGTTGCCTCGTCAGGAACGACGATGCCCACGAGGCACGCCTCGGTCTTCTTCCGAATGCCTTCGGCAAGCTCGTAGTCCTTCACCTCACGCAGTTCGGTGATCACCGGGGCAAGCCACGGTGCGCCACGGTTCTGGTTCGCCTGCGGCTCAAAGAGGTGAGCGATATCGTCAGCCGGGACGAAGGCGCTGGCATTGCTGCCCGACGTCGCCGGCCAGAAGCCGACGGGATTGTTCGGGTGCATCCAGTAGCCGCGGCGCCGGCCGAGAGCGTCAAACTCGATCCCGTTGATGATCGCGTTTGCGCCCTGCACCGTCGTCTTGTGCCAGTCGCAGAACTCGCTATCGAGCACCTGCAATTGCAACGGCACCGGGAGATTGTCGCTTGCCCGGCGTCGACGGCGGCGCAGGAAGGATTCGCCGGCTGTGACCAATTCGCGGGCGAGCATGTAGCACGTCCCGTGAAAGTCCATCATCCCGGACACGTTGCAGACCGGCGACCATTCGTCGAACAGGTCATTCACGAGCTTGTCTTTCGCGGGGTCGCCAGTCTTGGCACGCGGAACGATGCCGGGGCCAACCAGGTTGTTGGCGTGGGTGGTTACGATCTTCGCCGCGAGCGGATTATTGCGGACAAGATCGCGCGATCGATCCCGAAGAACCTGACCGTCCCTTGAGATTTGCGAGTCCGCTGTGCCGCCCGCAATGCGCCAATTCTTTGCATGACGGCCTCGCGACGCGCCCTCATAATTTCTGAGGCCATTCAGGTGCTCCATGCGGATGCGAGCGGCAGCCCGCTGCAGGCCGGCTTTTGGGTCGAACCAGCCGATCAACCGATCGAGGGGATTGATCATCAATACCCCCTGTTGAAGCTCGTAAGGATCACCCGCTGGGAGCGTGCCGGAGACGGCGCCACCTCGTTGGTGAGCTCGTCGATGATTGCCTTCATCTCTTCGCGGCTGCGGAATGTGACGTCCCGCTCGCGAAACCGGATGCGTTGAGCACCGGAGAAGTAGGCCTCCCTGAGCTCGCGAAGAAGCGCCTGCTTCTCCTCGGGCGCCAGGTCGTTGGGGATTGCGGCCATTACCAAATGCTCCCTTGGTCAAGCCAACCGCTGCCGCCCCCACGCGGCGCGTTGGGCGAGCTATTCGGTTCGCTGGTCGGTTGCGGTTGTTGGACGGCCTGCCGACGCATCGGCGGACCATCACGGAGTTGCTGCAGGTTGAGTACCATCTGGGCGGCGCCCTGCATGGCCTCGCAGTCGAGGAAGTGGTTGTGCTTCGACTTGACCACCCACCGGACCTTCCCGCCGGGAGCCTTGACGCGGCCCTCCGAAACGATCTGCCGGCAGTAGTCCTCGCTGATGTCGAACGGCAGGTTCCAGGCACCCGGCATTCCGTCGAGCCATCGGATCTTCTGGTGCACCCACGACTTGAAATAGTCGGTGTCCAGACGCATCAGATCGAGGCTTTGCTTCCGGTCGTGCCCTTCGAGGTCGACTTCGATCTTGCTGACCGAGATCGGCTTCCGCATCGGCGTGGACGAACCCTTCGTCGGGCGCATCAGTCCGTTGAACCGGTAGCAGAAGGCATAGACCCTGTGCTCCGGAACGATGAACTTCTTGCCCGGCCGGAAGCCCGAGTCGATCAGACCGAGCTTGATCGGGATGCCGTCGAAGGTTGACGTCGCAAGGTTCGCGAGGTCGTTCCAGACGTCGAGACCGTCGGTGGCACCATACAAGTCGCCGGCGTCAACCAGCCACGACGTGGCCGACGCGCCCCAGCCGCGAACCACATAGACGATGCGGTCCTGCTGTACGTCACAGGTGAGCGTCAGGACGCGAACGCCGCTGGGCATGTCACCCATCACGTAGTCTTTGCTGGCGCGCGCTTGCACCTCTGACCACTCGGCAGTGTTGCCGCCGCCGGGGGCATAGAGCTCACCGAAGCCTTGGTTCTTGACCGACTGGATTGCCGACGGGTCGCCTGTGCGAACGGCCTCCACGTAACGCGCAGCGCGCTCACCCCACGTGACGAATGGCGAGCATAGGCCCGACACCCAATAGCTGAGGGTCCAGCTTTCAGGCGGCAGCCCTTGCACGGTGCCATCGGGATCGATGCTCTGGCCGGGCGCGACGTAGACGCCCCGACTGTTCATCCATTCCTTGGCCGGCAAATCCGATCCTTCGACCACATCGGTCTCGTAGATCAGGCAGCCTTGGGGACAGACGAGGTGCGCCGTGTTCTTCGCCATGGACGGCGTTGATGGCGCCTCCCTGCCGGCGGCGTCCTTCGGCTTGTCCCAGGCCAGGCACTCGAAGCGCGGAATGAAATAATCCCCGCAGTGCGGGCACGGCCACGCCCAATGGTACCGGGTGCCCGTAAGCCAGAGCCGCCAGATGGTCGACTTCACCTGCTCCGGGTCTGTCTCAGCCCAGAACTCGAGTCCGCTCTCGGGGTCCTTCTCCACTTCGGTGCTCCCCTCGCTCGGAGTCGACGTCACGGCGTGGACGAAGTCCGGATAGGTGTCGCCGCGCGCGTCGATCAGGCCGACGGGGTTGCCCTGCCCCTTGAGGTTCGACATGAGCTCGTCCACCTCGTCCGTGTAGGCAACGCCGAACGGGTCCGACTTCATCGCCGTGGACGAACCGCCGTGGGCCAATCGGAGCGGCACGCCGCTGATCACCTTGCGGGTTTTCTTCTGCTTCGACTTCGGCGCCAGCCTGTCCTTCAGCACCGTGTTCTGCATGATATCGTCGAGGCGGGGCTCGAACTGCTCGGTCAGGAACTGCTTCGAAGGGCCGACGTACAGCGTCGGCACCGGCGCCGTGTCCAAGCGCTCGCCCATGCAATCGATGAAGGTTTCCGTCTTGCCGCTCTGCGCTGACACGACCATGACGACACGCTTGTGCGTGCGACCGTGGACCGCCATTGCGAACGGCACCATGTACGGAGTCTTGTGCGGGTTACGCGGTCCTGGATGACCGGCGGTCTCGGGATACTCTCGGTTCTCCTTGGCCCACTCGACCGGGTTAGTCCTCGGCCTCGGAGTCAGGATCTTCCTTACCCGTGCGTAGAGCCTCGATCTTTTCGGCGAAACGATCTGCGAGCCGAAGCCTTCCCCCGTCGATGATTTCATTCAACCTCTGCCGCTCACGCGGCACCCCTGTAATCTCGGCCGGGAGCCCAGAGAGATAGGCGACGAAGATGCCGGCGATCTCATCGGCGGTGGACAAGGCCTCGTCGATCGCGATCAGGTCGCGGTCTTTGCGTTCCCGGTTCATCCGGATCTCGAGCGCCTTCTCCTTCCGCAGCTCGTCCATGCTGGTTGAGCCGGTTTTCTTTTCGGTGCCGTCCTTGAGGAAGGTGGCGTAGGCGCGCACCGTGGCACTGATCCGGAAGCGACCCCGGCCCTCGGACGGCACCACTCCCTCGGTCACCATCTGCCGAAGCCAGCGGGTGGTGACGCCCAGGATCTCGGCCATCTCGGTCTGCGAGACGATCAGATCGGCAGGCTTCTCCTTCGGCTTCGGGCTCGACGCCTTCTTCGCCGCCGATTTCGCCGGCTTCTTCGGTGGCCGCGCCATTAGAACCTCATGAGTTTCGTGAGCCTCTTGGACACCGCCTGCTCGAGGAGCACCGGGCCGTCTTTCAGGAAGATCGCCAAGGACTCGTCCTTCGGGATCTCCTTCATGAGGGAAGGACCGAACAGCCGGCGGACTTTGCCGTACCGCACACCACGTGGTGTGAACCGACCATCCGCCCCGCGCGGCTGGCCCGGTTTCAGGCCGTAAGTCCAGAGCGCCTTGGGCGCGACACTGGAGGTCCCGGCGCTCGGTGGCCGCATTGCGAAGAACCCGCCGGCATTTGCGAAGGATCGCTTGAAGACGCGCGGGTTATTCCAGACCCCCGACCGGACAGTGCCCTGATCGAAGATCTTGCGGCCGGCGTTCATGCGGCGTGCTGCCCGTCCTCCGGACTTCACCGACATGAGCCCCTTGTAATTCTCGATCTTCGAGCCGCCTTTGACGCCGAAGATTTCGTAGCTGAGTGTCGCCTTGCGCGGCACGCCTCTGGTGCCGGCCACGACGTAGCTCTGATAGTTGCCAGCTTTCAGCGCCATCTGGTGAACGGTCGCGCGCTGGACCCTCGTCTTCACCTTACGGCCGGCGTCGATCACGCCACGATGCAGCTCCGTGCGCCCGCGTTCGCTGGCGAGATGCCGGGCCATATCGCGGAAGCTCAACACCAAATGAAGCTTCGTTCCGCTCCGGATAATGCGCAT